TAAGAATACGCACTCCTCTTATAAAAAGCTGCGCTACGCTATTTTGACGTAATTTGCTAAGTCCGATCACTTCTGAGCCAATAAACAACGAAAAGAAGAGTAGAGCTTCCCACGAGATTTTAAACCCAAGAATCGTTAACATAATTGTGAGGTAACTACGTCTATTCTAACTTAATTTTTTAATAGAGGATTACCTACCTGTTTTATTTGGTCGTAAACTTCCTCAGCGTCTGGTGGAATTGTATTCATAACGTACAGGGAAATGACTCGGTAACAGCCAAATGCTTCTTCCATATCCATTCCACCATTCATCAGATCAACAGCTGCCAAAAGTACGTCGTTTTGTTGGGGCGTCATTTGATACTAATTGTGTTTGTTTAATTCGTGTTTTATCTTACCAAGTATGCGATTTATATTGTTTGTAGATACCTCATGCTCCTCAGAAGATTCAACCATTCCTTTGTAATACCCTAGGATATTTACTAACTCTTCAAGATCACGATGTTGTATTTTAACCTCTAATTTTTCATTAAGAAATTTTTGGTCTTTCTTTTTTGTTTTTGGGTTTTTATTTTGCTCATTACAGTTTAAACAACAAAAAGAATATCCTTGTTTAAACGTTTTAATTACTTGAAAATGTTCTTTGTTTAGTGGTTTTTCTTTGCTGCAGTAGCTACAAAGTCTTTTAAGCATTATCCCGAGGTTTGCTCATTTGAATTGTGACAGCTTATCATCAGTCGACCGGGCTACTGAGCAAACCCGTCGAAATCCACGGGATTAGCTCAACGCAGCCTTGATGGAATCAGGGTTAGCCGCTGCGTCAATAGCCTCCTGAACTTCGCTATACCGGTCGCGGATCTCTTGGCGGGCTGCTTCTGCCGCAACAGCATCAGCACCTGGGATCTGCTTAGCGATGATCTCATCAAACGGCTTAAACTCCTCAGCGCGTTGCACCCGGCGTTTGTCGTGGCCGATATCGCGGCACTTACCTAGGTCATGCTCAATGCAGCAGTCACCCATCACCCATGCACCACGAAATGTGCGGTCGCTTGGTACGTCATCAATGCTGACAATTTCGTAGGCAAGGCCCGTGGGCACGTCCTTAGCCGCGACTGCCTCAATCGGCAATTCACCAGTAGGGACGATCACGGCAACGGTGCCGTCGGTGTTGCTGTAGATGATGCGTGAGGTGTTCATGGGGGTGATGGGTTAGCGGAAGATGGAGACACTAATGTAGTCAAAATCGGTATAAGCAACGGCTGGGTTATTTGTTCTTATGCGTACTACGGATGTTGTAGGAGCCGTCTGAGAAGATATATATCCATTTGTGGCAACGGTAGTATCATTCGAACTTCTTCCCCCCATTATTAAGCATGCATAATTTGCGTCCGCCAATGCCGTAGTGAAGTTCACCGTATAGTCTCCAGTCCCGTTGTCTGTAATACTGCTTACGTTAAAACTAGCCCGAATCGCTACAGTGCCGGTGCCGTTGAAATTTACCCATGCGCGGCATAGCTGACTACCAACTACCGCAGGAGTAAGTATCTTGCTGGCGCTATAAAAAGCAACAGGATCAGCACTTAACGTAGTGTTTGCATTAGCACTAAGCGTTACCGTAGTACTTGCGATACTGCTAACTGTTGTACCTGGTGCAATCCCTTCACCTACAACAAACATACCAGCAGCAATACCAGTAGCTGAAGCAACAACCAAACTAGTGGTGCTAGCGGTAACGGTGCCAGTGGTATTTACACCATTAACATCTGACGTGCTGGCTAATGCGGTGCCACTAATAGTGCCATTAAGTATGGGTGACGTAAGCGTCGTGCCGGACAGTAGGGTGAGTGTGGTGATGGTTGTACTGCCATCTGCTGCCAATATAATGTTGTTGCTGCTAGAGCTGGGATTCTTGAGGTTGGTCGTGGATAGTGTGCTCATTGCTGGTCATCGGGGTACGGGTAGAGGCTGCGGATCTCAGCAACCTTGGCCTGCCACTCCTCAATGGTGGCTTCACCGCGCTGCGCCTTGAAGAACAGCGGGTCGGATTTATCGCGGAAAGCTGCAGCGCGAGATAATCTCGCAAGCTGCAACACATCCACCTCAGGCTCTATTTCGGGCTCTGGTTCGGGCTCTGGTTCGGGCTGCGGGATCGCAACGACTTGCCAGTTGCCTTCCACCATCAACACTTGTTCGCCGTCCCCGGGTTGTGGCGGCGTTGTCGCGGTGGCATTTGCAGGGATCAGCCAGACGCCAGGCTCCAAAGGAGACTCGTCAGCGGTCCCTTCACCGAGATAAACACCTGTTGCTGAATGGAAGTGAAAGATTTTCATGGCTTAGTACTTGATGCAGGCTAGCAATGCCACGTTACGTGGCCTGGTCTCAACATCACCTGCAACAGCGTTTATAACGTCCATTTCAGCGCCGCTGTCTGCTGAATCTACGCTGCCTGCTGTGACGCTCTCGCCAGATTTGGACACCCTAGCAAAACCAATGGCTGATGGGTCTGACGCTGCATTGAGAGTAGTGGTAGTTCCATTGCCTAGAAGCCTTGTGGCCGTAGTAGTTTGCGGCTTAGCTGTTGCGTATGATTGCGCACTACCAAATGCTCTTGAAGCATCAACACCACGGGCATCATCCCAGCCACGTATAAACTCACCTCGCAGGTCCGGTATGGCAAACGTGGTGCTGCCATTCCCCGATCCAAAGGTTGTGCCAATGGCTCCGAACAGGTTCGTGTAAGCGGTCCGAGATACTGTAGATGCGCCATTGGCCTTGAGGAAACCAGAGGGCGCAGTATTACTTGCCGCCCACATGACAAGTCCAGCTGGCATAACTTCGGACCAACTCAACGCCCCCAAGCCATTGGTGCTGAGCGCCTGCCCCCAGGACCCATTATCAGTCGGAAGCACCAGCGTGTTTGACCCAGCCACCGTCGGAGCGTCGATCTCGGTGTAACCCGATGTGCTGCCGTTGAGACGTAAGGTCATTTGTTCATCTCCAGGGCGGTCTTGATTTCGTCAGGGGTAGACGCGCCTTCGATCACGTCTTGGATCAGGGCGTATTTCTCGCGGATCGCTACGGTGCCGTTGCCGTTGATTGCGATAGGCATGATTAAACAACCACCCAGGCAGAACCTGAAGGAATTGTAACCGTAACGCCGGAGTTAATAGTCACGGGTCCTGCTGTCACAGCATTTTTACTTGTAGTTAAAGTATAGCTACCCGTTACGTTTCGAGAGTTCTCGTAAAAAATATCATCTGTTCCTGAACCTGTGGCTCCTCCTGCGTTGCCCCAACTAAGAACTCCAAAAGAATCAGACTTAAGAGCATACCCCGGAATAGTAGGGCCTGAGTTAGGAAGAGTAAAAATTATATCACTTACTATATTTGCAGGGGCTTGAAAACCAACATAATTTACACCACTTGCTGTTGCTTCACGGAATCGTGCGTCAACTTGATTATCTAAAATTACATCACCGGTTAAAACACCTCCTGATAACGGAAGTTTTAAATTAGCTAAACTTAAGGCAGCATTACCCGAAGCTAGTGCAGTTAACCCTGTACTAATACCAGCGTTACCCGAAGCTAGTGCAGTTAACCCTGTACTAATACCAGCGTTACCCGAGGCTAGTGCAGTTAATCCTGTACTAATACCAGCGTTACCCGAAGCCTGTGCTGTTGTATCAGTTCCCGGTACGGTATCTCCGGGAAATAACTGGCTAAAGAACCCACTAGCCAATACAATGGGACTTTGTATAGCCATTACTGATACAGAACAACAGGTGCATCTATCTCTACTTCAAGCTCAGCGGCACTCAACGCTGTCCCAACTAAAACTAAAGCTTGATATTGATTAGTACCTGAATTTGTAACCACACCGGAAGCCGTAGAGTACCTGGTTATTTGACCAGGGAACTTAGATAAGTAGTAAGGCTGCCCAGGAACAAGTGAAGTTTCCGCAGTAATATTTGCACTGCTGACGGTAACGGCATCATCAAAGATAACACTAACACCTGAGTTAGTAACAGCTGCTGCGCCGGTTACGCCAAACGCTCCATAATTGAAAGATGCGATTCCGCTCAAAGCACTAGCATTAAACACTTTTAAACCACTTACATATACCGCTGCTCCTTGAACAAGCGTTTCACCCGCAACAAACGCTGCAGAACTAGATAAAGATGTTACAACTCCCGCGCCATTTACTAAATAAACTTCCTGCGTACCTGAGTTAAAACTCGTGTACCTACGATTAAAAATAGAACGATCAGTCATGCGCAGAAGTCGCGATTCTCCTCACTTAATAATAGCTCAATTTACCTATTAATGAAAACAGGTTGCTTTATCTCAATATGTATCCCAGAAGTGGATATGGCTGGACCGAGCTCTGTCAAATACGCACCGGATAACGTAGTGCCTGATAAAGCAGTATAAAACGCTGCATAATTCGCGTAAAGTTGACCTGATGTTAAAGATAGGTAGGTTCGAGTTCCGGGATTTAAACCAGAAAATTGGGTGTATATAGAATCTTTATTTACTAGAACCAAGTCTGTTGCGGAAGCGGAGTTTAAAGCCACGCCGACACAAATGGACGAATCGAGTGCAACAGCAGATGCTTTTGTTAAAAAACCTACAGAATCGACTCGAACCAGATCTCCTGTTGTAATCGAAGATTTTGCTCGGAAGGATACGAGGGACACGTAAAAAATTGCGAATTTACTTACAGTTTACTTCCCTTGACCGCGAAGAAGTTTTTTTCCAGGCTTAGCTTTTGAATGCCTGCCCTGGCCTTGGGCAGTCCTTTTTGGTTTTGAAACGATTGTTTTTGTTGAATCTTTATCTTTGGCCATCTACAAAAGAGCTAAAAAACTTTAACTACTATATCGCAGTTGTCCATGTCGTGCCGTCCCAAATACGAAGATCCGGGTTAACAGTGTCGTACCACAGAGAGCCTAAGCTATCTGGTGCTGGGGCGGCAGTACCATAAGCGGCGGTAGCGTTACGTTGGGTTTCGTACCAACCACTAGAGGTCGCATCGTATATAAATAACGTTCCAAGCAGAGTGTTGAACCAAAGAACTCCATCTCGAACCGGAGCGTTGAGCCCAGTTCCACTTGGTGGATATTGACTGATATTGGCTAAAGCTTCAGCATTGGTTTGATACCAAGCTGGATCAGATACACTGCCGCCGCTGGCGTAAACCAACAAACGACCTTGGTTCACGTCAAACCAGAGGTCTCCTGTGTTATAAGAACTAGGAGGAGATCCCGAAATAGTTACGGAAGCTCCTCCCCCTCCTCCTCCAGTCCCGCTGCCACTAATGACTACAGAATTCCCACTATAAGAAACACTAACAGTACCCTGCCCAATAACGTGCCCAGATACAGAGTTCTGAAACACGTCTGGGTAATTTACATTAATAATAGAAGTACCTCCACTTGTAACAACATAAATCCCAGAACCTCCCGCTACTCCAGATATTCCCGAATTTCCTCCTCCAGCACTAATCCCACTGAGCGTGAAATTCAAATCCTCAATACACTGCACAAGCCCTTCAAAATTTGAAGCGTACCCAGATGGGTCAATTGTGAAAGAAGAAGTGCCCACGCCGGATACCGTATAGAGACATTCTACCAACGCAGAGACAATACCCTCGAAATTCGCGGTATGAAAAGCATGACGACTAGGGTAATGCGGACACGCTGGCATATTGTGTGATCCTAAAAAGTCTCCTCCCTACACTTTAGCTAAATTTCAGTATTTTAGAGCCTACCGATATTTGAACGTTTTGTCTTTTTCGGATGTTGATAACTATCTTCCGCCAATTTCCATGCAGGGACATTTAAAACTGCAGCTCGTTTTCGACACTCACTCCAAAAAGCAGCGTCAGGATCATCCAGTTCCTTAAAAGTTGCAGGGAGCTCTACAGCCATGGGTGCCTCTAGAGATATGAGGATACTTGTATGTTATCACAAACTTTAATATTACGCCAAGAGTTGACTCATGATGCCCACGTTGTTCATTAACGTCGTTTTATTCACGATTTCCAACAACTACTGTGTTGCGGAGTAAGATTTACCGCAATCTGCACCTTGTCTGTTATTTTTAACTTTATTAAAAAACGTATTAGTATTACTATAAGGCAATTATTAAATGCACTAAATAAAATCCGAATGGGGTCTCAGTAATATAGCTAAGTGAATTTGGATGCAATTTATGGGCAAAACTCTAAAAAGGAATAGAAATTGTATTTAAAGGCAAGCTGGCCGTGCTATTCTCGTATGACAATCAAATTACATCACACCACTCTATGACACAACAGGCTTTAGTCTCAGTCTTTGGCTTACTAAACCCGCAGGCTTTAGGCCCTAAAATCGACGCGCCAATCTTATCTCAATACACTTTAGATTCATTTTACGTCACAGAACACACGGATCGTATTGTCTGCACTTGTAAATGCCTTAGATCGGAGCCCGTCGAAATAAACAAAACTGATATAGATAAAATCTATAGAATCAGCGGCACGTACGCTTGTAATATTTGTTTACGTGAATGGCGCACTGCTCGGACAACCGCTGAAAAATTAATAATCTGGTTGCGACAAAACAAGTTTGAAATTCAAAAAGATAAACACCTGTACCTATCTAATCAAATATTTAGATTGTATGATCCCGATAAAAAACAAATGAATCGGCCACGACGTTTTGTATATAAAACGTACTATGGTGATGAGCTCACCTCAGAGGACAACATACTAACTAAATGCGGAGATCCGCTTTGCGTAAATCCCCTTCATTTGATGGCGGCAGCTAGTCCCGCCACTAAGATAACACCAGAAATTATCCAGGATGTATCTCATTGGACCCAGAAGAAAACACCGAACAAAACGATGCAGGAACTTATAGAGCTCAAGTACAAAAAATCAATTTCTTTACGCTCTCTCATAAACATAAAAAACTCGTTGCGTGTATCAACCACAATCGACAGCTTTTGTACGTGCTAGTATCGCAAGGACCTTTACCAGCAACACAGCTTGGGCAATTTTTAGGGTGGTCAAAACACAGGATCTCCCGTCAACTCAAACAACTACATCTTTTTGAACTTATCAAAAGAACAAAGTTTGAATCTCATGTCTTATATGCTGTCAACGGTCACCACCTCCATCTAATTCAAGGACTTTTAGAAAATGATTAATCTACAAGAACCCAAAAAAACCCTTTGGAATCCTAAATATACGATAGATAATCTACCCCCTTGGTTGTATACGGATAACGAAGAACCTACATCGTTAATCGAATGCGAAGCAAAAGTTAAATCTTTAGAATTTACATTGCAAGACATTGACCTTCAGATTCAAATACGAGAACTAGAACTAAAAACAGGCAGTAGCCGCTATGGCTCCTCGTTCGAGTTTGAAAAATGGCAAGCGCAGGCATTGAAGGCTAAACAAACGCACTTGTATCTACTTAATGCATACACCTACTGGTTTTTACTTAATAAAAACTCCTCTACTGAAACAGCAGAACATAAAAATTTTAAAAAACTAATTCAAATTTTAATTGAAGATCCCACGAACATCATTGAACAATTGACAAAACTACTGTAAGCTCTACGTGCGTTGCTCGGTAAGAAGGGTCCGGCAGCGTTATTGGGAGGTGTTAGATTTTTTCACCCTTTCCGTCTAACCGCAAGCGATCGTTATTGCCAGGCGCCTGGTGACTACGCGGCCTCCTCATTTTTTTAACTTGTACAAAACTCACCATGAACTTAAAAGAACTCACCGAATGCCTACGCAGCATTGACACCTCATTACAAGTCATTGCAAGCACTCACTCAGGAAACATAACTACAGCATTTGTAAACAAAAAAACAATAGCTGCACGGATGAGCGTTCCTCCCGTAACCATAGATAAATTAATACATCAAGGTATTGTCTCTGGCGGAACTTCTGGGTTGGTCGAAGGAAAACACTATTGCAAAATCGATCCTGCGGAAAACAACACCAACAATTTTTTGTTTGATGCTGTTAAAGTAATGGCATCCGCATGGAATTCTTTCCAGTAAAATGTTCAAATTTTTATCTGACCGGACGAAAAAATTCGCCTCTTCTTTATTTGGTAAGAGCGAATTTCAGAATCGTATGGCATTGAATACAGTTAAATTAATCTTAAACGACATCAATGTCCTATATAAAGAATATCGCACCCACGCTGGACCAGGTGTTTTATTTTTTAACCCAGACTCCCCCAATAAAAGTTCTTATTTAAACGTTAAACAAATAAAAGAAGACCTATCTAGGGCTGAAGAATTTTGCGATGAGGGAACTGCAGCCTTTTTAAAAAAAGTGATTTCTATGGCAGAACGCACCAAGTTAAAAGATCCTGTTGTCGTTATGGTCGAACCTGCACGACTCAGCGTTCACGTTTTGAATATTGAAGAGTCGACAAAACAACTAGAGGAATTAGCAAGTGCCGTTGGCAAATGTTGATTTTGTTTCTCCACCAGAAGTAGTTGGAACCGTAACGTCTTTTTTTGGAGGGGAAATCGGATTAGATCCGTGTTCAAGCGAATTTGCGAACACTATGGTTTGTGCAACTCGTTATTTTTCGTGGGAACAAAACGGATTAAAACAAAAGTGGAAATCAAAAAATGTTTATGTATACCCACCTAGGGATTTTTTGACTCCCATAGAACAACCACCAGACAGTGTGTTGTTTCGTAAAAAACGAAGGTTCACAAAATCTGCACAACGAATTTGGTTAGAAGAATGTGTAAGGCGTTATCAAAGAAACGAATTTGATGAGGCAATAATTTTTTTAACGTCTACCGAAGTCGCACTTTTGGTTACTCAAAAACTAAACATAGATTTCCCGATTTGTATTTTAAAAGAAAGACCCGATCTTTATTTAGATGAGCCTGGTTTACCAAAGTTAGGTCCTACCAAATGTTTTGGTTTTATCTTGTATTTACCTAAACTTATAAATCCGCAGAAAGCG